GCCTCGATCGCCCCGTCTTGGGCCAATTGCGCGACAACGCCGGCCAGCTTGTTAACCCCGGCGAGGGCCGCCCCGGCGTCGAAGCGCACCGAGTCGAGCCCCTCGGTCTGGAGCTCGTCGACGGCGGTGAAGAGCAGTTCGAACTGGCGAATCTGCTCGTGCTCGTCGAGGAACTTCGCGAGCTGGTCACGGGTGAGGCCAAGGCGTCGGACTGCCATCACCAGGCCAACGGTTCGAAGGTTGCCTCGAGACGGGCGACGGGGATGTGCGCCCACGAGTCGCCCTGGAAGCGCTGCACGCGAAAGCGCCGCATGAAGCCCTGACGACGCCACGCGATGCGGTGCTGACGCTGCGCGTACGACCCGACGCGCACCGCGTGGTCGATGCTCCACGAGAGGCCGTCGAGGCTGTACGATGTCGAGATGACGGGGTCCGTTCCGAACGGCACCGAGCCCGGAAGCGCGATCAGCTCGAGCTCGTTGAAGACGGCGCCGTTGCCCTCGTTGTAGACGATCGGCGTCGTGAGCTCCCAGCGCACGCGGTCGCCCCAGTGCGTCGAGACGTCCTGCGTCGTGCGACCGAAGGCCGCCGTCGACGTGTCGGCGATCTGCCATCCGTCGTAAGCCCAGACGAACCAGCGCGCGCGATACGTCGCGAAGCCCTGGAGCGCGGACGTGAGGATGAACCACACCGGGGCGCCGAGCGCCTTCGCCGCCGAGCCGTCGAAGACGAGCGTGCGGTCGGGGAGGTGGACGTAAAGGAACTCGTGCGCCCGGTCGTTGCGCGCCTCGAGCACCGCCGTCGCGAGTTGCGCTTCGGTGTACGTCGCGAGGATCTCGTCGACCTCGCGCGTCGAGACCTTCTGCGCCGTCGCGTTCACGCCGACGTAGATGCCCGGCGCCTCGTTGCGCCCGCCACCGAGGAACGCCATCGCCTCTTGGTAGATGCAGCAGGCGTGCGTGCCGACGCAGCCCTTCATGATCTGCGCGCCCTCGATGCGCTGGAACGGGAAGCCCACGCCGCCGACGTTGTCGAAGACCTCGATCGTGAAGCGGTTCAGGACGCCGACCTCGTTGCGCACCTTCAGCAGCGCGACGACGGGGTCGGGGTCCGCTTCGCTCGAGGCGTACTTCAGCGGATTGACGGCGAGCGGGTCGTTGAGCTCGGTGACGACGAGGAACTCGCCGTCGGTCGTGAAGAAGTACCCGTCGACCCAGACGACATCCACGACCGTCCCGAGGTCGGGGTCGACGTTCTGCACGAGCGTCGTGCCGTTCGAGTAGTAGAGGTTCCCGCACGACGCGATCGCGAGCTGGTCGAACGAGTAGTCGAACGTGACCGGCTTCCCGTCGTCGCCGACGTTGCCGATCGTCGTCACCGTGCCGAGCGCGTCGATGCGCACGAGGAACGGACCCATGACGCGGTAGAGCGCGCCGTTCCAGTTGATGCCGCCGCGCGCGATGCCGGGGCCGGTCCCCGTCGAGACGAGTCCGTCGCCAGGGCGAAGGTACGCCTCCGAGATGCCCGTCGGCGTTGGCGTCGGCACCATGTTGACCGGGTACGCCGTGCGGAAGTTCGGCGCCGTCGTCGTGTAGATGCCTGCGAGGAGGGGGATTGCGGCCATCAGGTCACTTCCATTTCACGGAGTCGGCCCACCACGCCGCGCTCATCTTGCCCTTCGCGATGTTCTTCGCGTGACGCGCCTTGAACGACGCGCGCCGCTTCGCGTCGGCTTCCGATTCGCCCTTCTTTGGCGGGGAGCCCGAGACGCCCTGCTGCCCGAAGCGAATCAGCTTCTCCTTGCCACTCTCGCACGCCTTCACGACGTGCGATTTTTTCGGGTGGCCCGGAGTACGCTTCGGGACGTTGCACTTCATCTCGGACTTCTTCGCGGGCATAGCTACTCGTTCGAGGGTGCGGGGACGACGGGCGCGGAGACTTCCGCCGGCACCTGCTCTGCCACAAGGCCGAGCTTCGGGCCGAGGAGCGTAAGCGCCTCGTGAATGAGCGCGCTTTCGTGGATCTCGTACGCGCCGCGCGCCTGCCCTTTGGCGAGCGCTTGCACGAGCACCTGGGCGGCTTGGGATTCGGAGAGGGCCATCAGACGTTTCCTTCCGTGTAAACGATGGGCTCGTAGGGCGCATCGGCGGGCGGGGCGGGCGGCGCGTCGGGCACGATCTCGATGATGGTGAGCCCGAGCTGCTGCGCGGCCCACTCGTACGGGTACTCATCATCCGTGCCCCACTGAGCATAGGCGTCACCGGTCATGGCCAGCGAGGTCCCGGGCGTCAGGCACGCGCCATCGGGCGTGTCCTTGAGATACGCCGTGAAGAACGCGGCCTGACCGAGGTTCACGATGGGGTTCAGGAGAACGAGCGTGTGAGCCGTTCCAGGGTAAACGGCGACAGGTTCAATGACTGCGTACATGTGCTTCTTTCGGTTCAGGCGCCAGCGGCGCCGATCTCAACGAGGATGTTCTTGAGCGACGGGGCGTCACCAGCCGCGTCGATGCGTGCCTGCACGTCCGCGTACTTCTCGCGGATTGCCTGTCGCGCCGCTTCCGCAGCCGCAGCATCCGCACCGGGAATCTGCTTCGCGATCACTTCGTCATGCGGAGCAAACTCCTTCGAGCGAGCCTCGCGGCGAAGGCCGTGCGAAATCGCCTTTGCCTTGTCGATGTTGACCGTGATCACGATGCGCCCTCCTCTGCCGGGAACGAGTTGCCGTCTGCCCCAACGCCATCGGTGAGCAGCGCGGCGTCGATGTCCCATGCGTTGCGAAACGTTCGGTCTGCGGGGATGTCGTCGACGCTCACGATCTTGTACGGGACGCCCGCCGGTACGTCCTTTTTCGCGATTGCCTCGATGCCGTACTTCTCCATCGCCTCTGGAGACGGAACGATGACGCGTAGCTCGTCGCCCATCTTGTAAATCACTCGTTGCATGGATCACCTGTGAATCGAGCTGTAGACGTACGTCGCGTCCGTCGTAGCGAACGTGCTAGTTAGAGTATAGATATGGTACAACGACGTTGTTGGAATGCCGCGCGCGTTGTTTACCGGGCTGATCATCGGTCCGCCAGGAGGCCCGGGGAGCGGGTGTCCGACGTTCGCGGTGATCTCATAGTTGGCGTCCGGCATCGAGGTCGTCAGGTTGACCGTGTAGTCGCCAACGCCATTGTCCGTGATGCTCGACACGTTTCCGCTCGCGCGAATCGCAACAACGCCAGTTCCGTTGAAGTTGACCCACGCGCGGCAGCCGTAGGCAGCCGCCGACGAGCCGTAGCCAGAGTTGAACTGGAACTCGCCGTTCGTCTTCATGGACGACGTATATGAGCCAGCGCTCGAAAGCCACGCCCACGTCCCGGGAGTAAACTGAAGGAAATCGAAGTACTCGCCTCCGGTGCCCATGCGGAGCGGTGCAGAGGAGGAGATCTCCAGCTTGCGCCCCGGGCTCGGCGTGCCGATGCCGACGTTGCCGAGCGAGTTAAGGCGCATGCCTTCTGCAATTTGGCCGTTTGCGCTATTGTAGTAGAATGTCAGCGCGCCGTTTGCGTCTTTGTTGCCGTCTCCATTCAGGGCACCGATTGCCACAACCGCGCCGCGATTGGTGATCGGCCTCATTTGCATGAGGACACCATTCCCGCCAGCCGTTGCACCTGGGTCGTTTGCGCTAAGCGTCAACGACGTGGTGGTATTTGGCGTTGTGCCGTTTACAGTGATAAGGGTGCCGTAGTTGATTTCTGCGCGCGTATACGGACTCGCCGTGCCGACACCAAGATTCCCGTTCGCCGAAAGCACCGTCAGCGCGTTCGTGCCGCCGTTGACGGCGAGGCCCCAGTTACCGGAGCCGTCGACCTTGTGCTGCCAGTAGGTGCCCGCCGTGACGTTCTGCATGCGGAGCGCGAGGGCGCCCGACCCGGCAAGGTGCAGCTTGTCCGCCGGAGTCGACGGGCTGTCGATGCCGACGTAACGGTTGTTCGTGTCGAGCTTCAGCGTCGCGTTGCCGGTGCCGCCGACTGCGAAAGCGAACGCGTTGTTCGGCAGCGTCCACGTCTGCGTCGCTGCGAACGTCTGCGTCGTGACAGCCGACGAGTACGTCAGCGTCGACGTGGCGAAGCTGAGCGGCGAGTCGGAGAGCGCCGTCGTCGTGTTCCAGATCGGGATGGTGCCGGGCGTACCGCTGCCGGATACGCCACCGCCGCCGCCGCCCGAGCCGAGGTTAGCTACTGCTTTGAGGCCCATGTCAGAAGCCCTCGCCAGGTACGACGTGGAGCGAGCCGCCCGCGGCGGACCCAATGAACGCGAAGAACTGATAGCCGCGCTGCTTCGTGATGACGCACTTCATGCCGGGGAGGATCGTGTAGTCCGCATTGAGGTCGGCGGTGAGCGAGTTCGTCTCGCCGAAGCGCACCGAGCACCGCACCGTGGTGCTGAGGTTCGTGAGCTCGACGGCGTTTGCGTTGTTCGGGAACGCCTGCACCGCAGACGCGACACCGGGGGAAACGAGAACGCCCTTCCCGTAGTCGGGGGCGAATGGCTGGGTGTAGTAGCTCATGGAAACGGCTCCGTCAGATGGTGTACGTCGCGGTGAAGAGCGCCTTCGTAGCGCCCGGTGCGCCGGGAATCGTGGTGTTGCCAGGGCCGAGCGTCACCGTGACGCCGGTTCCCGGAACGAAGTCTGCGACGACGAGCGACGACGTCGTGTAGGTCGCGCTACGCGGGCCCGTCGCGACGACGTTCGGTCCGCCCGCGGGGACGAGCGCGGCGGGGAGGCCGGTCCAATAGGACGCGCCGGCGGTGAAGGTGAGCTGCGACGCCGCGGCCGTCTCGATGAGAATCTCGACGGTGACCTGACGCCCGACGCGCGTCCACCGCCCCGTGTAGGTCACG